GAGACAGCTCGATACCATTAGTCATCTTATATGTAGTAAACTGTCCGCCAAGAGTCAAGTTCTGACCGCTACCGGTAACAAATACGTTATCGCAGAGGTGGAAAGAAGCGACCTTTTCCTTCAGGATGCGATCGAACTCACGAATACCCATCTCACCAGTAAGAGCAACAAATTTACGCTCATTAGTACCAAGGATATTATAGCAGAGATCGAACAGATAATCCTCAAACAGTTCTGCAGTAAGTGTAGTATAATAACGAATGTTGGCCGGAGAAATCTGCTCAAACAGACCGCTCATTGTAGGAACAGGACGTCCGTTTGTACCCTTATTAATATAAGTACCGTCACTCAGACGATTGCTCTTAGAGAACAGCAGAGCTGTTTCCTCACGCTTCTTCCATTCACGAAGAGCTTTCCAATACTGATAATCAGACCACAGATAAGAACTCTTACCAGTCTCAGGATCTTTCAAAGCGATAGCCAGTACTGTGCTATAAGCATCACCGGTAATATCGTAAGTAAGACGAAGATTCTGAAGATGGTTACGCATCTTAAACGGAGTCTGATAATTGATGATATCAGCCTCATCACTGTACTCCTCGTAAGCAGAACCGATACGGCTGACCTGACGGCCGGGCATCAGCAGATCACCAGGAATATAAGCAGCCTGAGAACCATCGATTACGTAGCACTCATAAACCCAAGCACTACCGTCCTGATAAGGAAGACCTGTTACACGAACTTGGAACTTATAATCATCAAAACTAAGTATAGCTCCGGGACCAAACCACCTTTCTTCGAGAGCAAGATAAATAGGAGTGTTGCCAAGACCCGGAGTAATTGTGTTATAGTTAGCTGACTGAATTTCAGAACCATTCCACTTAGCCCAACGAATATTAACAGCATGATCGCTATCAATCTGTACAGCCCATTCAAACTCGCGATTTTCAATAATCATAGTCTTACCAAGACCACCTGTGAGCAAATCTATTGTGGTAGAAACACCATCATCTTTGGTACCAAATACCAGTGAAAGCAAGCCAGAAACCTCATGGGGCTTCGTCAGCAATGCATTAGAAATCATATTTTCATCAACAAGATCGCTGAAACGACGTCCGCGATACAGCTGAAGGTTGTTAAGTAAACTATTATTCATATATGTTTAATGTTATTTATATATCAGAACATACCGTTAATGAGGTCTGTAACTGACTTTTGTTTATTATCGACATTGTAAGTACTATGATTTTTAGTACTATGTCTCAATAATTTCCTAAGTTTTTCAGCAGCGGATGACTCTCCATCTTTCTTTGCAGTAGATATAATAGAATCAGCTTTCATTGTAAAGTATGCGGATTCTATCAAATTCTTAGACAAGTTTTTGTAGAAGTCTTTCATATACTAAGACTGCCCATTCTGATCTACTTTGAAAATATAATCAAGAAGAGCTTTTCTATCCTCCTTTGGAACAGCAACACCCCTAATATCAGTAAGAGAGTTTATTTGATTGCTGACATCCTAAACAAACTGCATAGACCTTTCTTGTTCTTGCACAGCTTGTTCGTATTGACGCTGTTCTGCGGCTTCTACTTCTGTTTGCCTAATTTCTTTTAACCTACCTAAAGCATCCTCGGCTTCATCATACAACATGTCGGCATCTTCAAACCTAGCTATTCGTTTATTTATTTGATCATCTTTATAGCCGTTATATCGCATGAATTCGCGTACTACTGCCTTTTGATTGTTTTCATCTTCGAGATCAATACTATCCAAAGTAAGTGCCTCTTGCTATTTTGCATAGAAGTCTTCGAACCTTCCACCATTCTTAACATATTCATCTAACGCTTGTATACGTTCGTCTGCATAAGTAGGTATCGAATTCTAATTCACAACATCTGTAAAATATTGTGTAAGTTCATCTACAGTAAGAGGTCTATCTTTTTCGTCGATCTCATTTAAATTCCAACCAAGAGATGTACCAATGGCATCAAACAGAAGACCCACCTGTTCAGCTTCAATTATGTTTTCTTGTGTAATGTCTTCTTCCTATTTCTCATCTTCCTGATTGTTCTGCACAGGCGGTTCTTCAGTAGTATCCTCATGTGCATTTGGATCGTCAATTTGATCCGCTGTTTTGCCGTCCTCAGGATTTTTCACTGGCGGCTCATTATCATTCTTATCTTCTACGAGTACATCTTCTAACTGATCTAATTGATCAATATCTGTAACTTCTTCTGTCCCTTCGGCATTAGAATAGATATTGCCAAGTAAATCATCAAATTCGCTCGGAATTGTATTCTTTTTCTTTGCCATATTATAATATGTAAGTTATTTTATTTCAGAG